ATAGCCGTATTGCTGCCTACAAGCGCATACTCGCCGGATTCGTAGACTAGGAATTGGCCGGGCTTGAATGCGGATGGTGCTCCTTTTGTCCAGCGCGGGATTACGTTGATCATTGGTTAATCGCCTTTACAAGTGTAACTAAGCAAATTGCCGCGATAGAGAACGAAAATGCCGCCATGCCATAGCTTCCGGATGAGGCGTTAACACCGCCCATTACCGCATTAAACACAACAGCAATAATTAGAAGAATCACCACAACCACCTCCACTCGTTAATTTCTGATCGTAGGTTAGACCGCGTGGTTAGCGCGGTCAAGCATTAAATGGAATGCATTTTAGTGAAGCATGGACGGATGCACTGTATGTCGTGCAACCTCGCCGAACTCGCGATGGAGTACGACACACTTCATGTTCTCCCGCGATCTCCAGCCTCCAGCAGTCGCGTAGGCATCGCCGGGCGCAAGAGTGTTGAACGTCTCTACCGTGCAGCCTGGATACTCCTTCTTGCTCTCGTGGTGAACGTGACCAGTCCACCACGCCCGATGTTCAGTGCGCCCCCATGCCTGCGGTTGATCAGCAGCCATCACCTGGCCCAGCTTGTCAGCTTTGCACGAGTGACCGTGATGCGTGCCCACTAGATTCTTTCCGAACTCGAAGTAGCTGAACAACGCTGGGCTGGTATCAACAGTTACACGAGGCTCGTTTGCATAGATGTGATCCAGCGCAATCGATAGCCACAGAGCGCCAGTCTCATCATGGTTTCCAGGTACGTTAATGATATGCACGGTCTTGTGCTTTGTGAGTGCAGTCTCAATGCATTGTCGGATAACCTTGACAAGAACGCGCACCATCTTGGCGTAACGGCTGTCTGCGTCCAAGTGGTGGCCGCTACGTGGGGTCACAGCCGCCATGGAATCGTAATGCGCTGCATCCCCAAGGTTAACGATTGTGCAGCTCTCAGTGCGTGGTGCGGCCTCTACAAGTGCAGCCATCGCTCCGCAGTGCATGCGCTCGGCGATGCCCAGATCCCAGCTCTTGCCACATTCTTCAGACCAGATGTACTCACCGATATGAGGATCACCTATTGGGTAGCATGCCATCAGGTCAGGCAGGTATTCGCCGGCGTATGCACGAGGCACGAGAACAGGAAGATCCTCCTTCAGCGCCTCGCATGCCTCGACCATCATTTCGTAACGACGGTCGTTATCTGCTGAGCTCTTAACCCACTGACCGGATAACTCGCCGTCGCGGTTGTAGTAGGAGCTAACCCCCTTGACCTTGAATCCGTCCGGAACCTGGCGCGTCATGTCATGCTCAGGGCTATAGCCAGACACCGCCAGCTTAGCCTTCCACCGCCGCATAGTCCTTTCGCTGACACCTAGCGCCATAGCCATCGCGCCGGTAGTTTTGAATTCGCCGATTACGTCCTTTACGCGCTGCTCGTTGTATTCGGTCATTGGGCTGTGCTCGTTTGGCTTAGGCGGTAGGCAATGATTTGGCAGCGCTTGGCACACGGTGGCTCGTATGTCCAGTGGTAATCCTGATTTGACCAATGATTCAGCGCTTCAACAGCCTCGTGAATCTGGCCGTCTCGATCATGTATGTCGACAATTGTTCCGGCTATCACGGGGCAGTCGCCACCGCCCCAATCAATCCACTCGCCTGAATTTTCCGAAACAATATGTGAAGGCTCTTCCTGCTTAGCCTCTATCTGCCCGCACTGCTCACTAGCCGACTCAGCGTACAACGACGCATAGGCCACGAAGTCTAGCGCGGAGTCATGATGGTATTGCTCGGGGTTTTGCGACTGCCTGACGAGCTTAAGGAGGCCAAGAAGCATCCAGCCATCGCTCTCTTCCAGCGTATAGCCAGTGATGCAATTGAACGCGCTTATAGTCGCACCCATCGACCGCTCGCCAGTCGGCTTATCGTACTGCTTGCCCCGCTCAGCCTGTACGTCGATTGCTGCCTGTAGGAATTCGGTGGATTTCATTTGTCGGCCCGCTCCTGAGCTTGAGTGTCGCTATATGATCCAGAGTGATAGCGCTTTGAGAGTTTTGCAATGTTCGCATCTAACGTCTGATCGCGAGTGATCCCAAGCTGTTGACGCATACCCTCAAGATAGAACTCAATGTCGCCAAGCTCTTCTATTACGTTTTCCATGTCTATTGGTTTTTGGTAGATTGCGGCCTTCTTGATTGCGTCAAGAAGCTCTCCAGTCTCACCAGCTACACCAAGGATCATATGGATAAGCCCCATCATGTCAGGGCTAACCTGAGCCAATATCTCAGATCCTGGCTTTACTAGGTTTTTAACCATCTGCTCGTGCGTCATTCCCCATCCTCCAAATCATCAAGGCAAACACCCGCTTCGGTCTCGGCAATTTCTAGAAGGCGACGCTCTTCCCTCACACCAAGATTGCAATCCCGCAACCGATTCTCAGTGATCCCCGTTCTCAGGCTGATGATCGGATACGTCCATCCGCGATTTAGCATTTCCATTATGACTTCACGCATGCAGTTCTTCCTTATGGGTTACGTCGAGCGGGTCACATTGTGGCTTAATCGGCAAGAGATGAGTCTTCAAGCAAATAGCCTGATCCACCGTGCCGCCGTGCTGGTCCGTGATTGAGTCGCCTTTAACCAACGCTTGGTTATCTGGCTCAATGGATATTACCTCAACCATCTTGCCGATATTGATCTGAGTGCCAGCGTAACGAGAACCAACGATCATCGCCAACATCCCAGGCTGCAACTCGCTCATGTCCAAAGCCCCTGCGCGACCAATTTTTCGTGAACCTCGGCGAGATCGACCGAGAATTCGAGTTTAGTACAGAAATCGGCGCATGCTTCGTGGTAGTCAAACCGAGCCGCATTCAGGGTCTTCTTGGCTTCTGTGATCTGCGTTGGATGGGTAACATCGGCGTGAATGTACGCGTGTTGTGCCGATTCAAGTGCTTCCCGTGCTTGCTTGACTGTGATGTTCATGGCCGTGGCTCCAAGGTTGCATACCATTCAATGCTGCGAGGCTGGGCGACTTCGATTTTTCCATGCGAAGAACCTTCGACCCAATCTCCATCAGCAAACGGCTCCAGCTCAAACCAAAACCATATACCACAAGGATCTTGTGCGAAGTAGTTTGCCCATTCTGGAGCGTCTTTCCATTCAGGCTTAGCCATCATCTTATCCCTCTATCTGCGCCCAAATGGCGCGTTCGATGTCACTTTGGAACTGGATCGAGATTAAGTCAAGCGATTCTTTTGAAATTGTTTCGCCTATTTCGTCGGTGCCAGATTCAAGATTCCACTCAAGATCGCTGTGGCCGTTTGCGTGCGCCGTTGCTGGGTGTGTGTGGGCGTACTGGATATCGGCCTCCAGAGTAAGCCCTAGGATGCTCAGCGTTGGCATTAATGGTTCTCCGGAGAACTGATAGTGTGCTCAGTGGCAAAGGCAACAGCGCTAGCAACAGACTCACCTAGCGATTCATCCACATTATCCAAGTCAACAACAGTTCCATATGGATCGATCAAGTCAATACCGCCATAACCGTTCTCAACACGCAGCGCGATCTCCCAGCCTGAAGGAAGCGAGCCCGCAGCAATCTGGATTTGCTGATAAAGCTCAGCTTCCGGCGTCAACTTCTCGATGATCTTCATGGCTTGTCGGCAATCGCCTTGCGCGCACTCAAGCATCTGACGTAGCGATTCATTATCAGCCTTGAGCTTGTCATACTCCCAATCCTGCACAACACAAGTATCGTCCTGATGCCATCCTGATTGATCCGCAAGTACATTGTTCGGAACCCAATAACGATTCACTTCGATCACCATGGCGTTTCCTCCTGATCCGGGTTGAATGGGCTGAAATCTGCACAATCCTCTGCTGGCCCAGTCCATAGAGTTGCCATTTCTACTTCGCTGATTCTGCCATCCGTCTGATATGGCCCCATCTCGTAAGCATGGCATTCCCAGCAATGGGCGCCAGTAACCTGCACGTATCCGACGCCAACGTCTACAAACTCAGCCTCTGTATCGCTGCCACACCACCTGCAATCCGGCGACTTCATACACCCCTCCAATAACTAATTTTCGTCTTAGGTCGCGGCAATATGTAGGACCAGATGAACCATGTCAAGGGGATCATAGGGCGGCTCCGATGTGTGCGGCACACTGAAGAATGGCCGACATTGCGCGCTCATCTGGCTTGCCATCGTATTCAGTGAACATGCAAACAACCACCTGATTGTAATGATCGAATTTCTTAGCCGTGCAGGAATTCTGATCATTCAGCACATCAAGCCTTAGTGCCGTCATCAGCGAGAACGAGTCACCGCGATCCGTACCAGGCTCCCACCGCCTCAGAATAGCCCCATCCTTAGCCAGATAGTTCGCGCCACTCGGATCAGTCCAAAGGTCGCACTCGATGGCTCTGGCTGCGTTTTGGAGGGTTGTTTTGGTGATCATGGCTCGTTACCCCAGCAAGGATTGTTTTCGGACTCCCATTGTTCCTGCTTACTTACTCGAGTCCACTCGGTTTTCGTGTTGCATGTTTCGCACTTATACTGAAATTCTTTCACTGGAACGTTAGCAGATCCGTATGAGCCTACGTATTCTCTCTGCATGTAGCATGGATAATACGTGTGATGGCCTCTCCACCAGCATTTCAATCTCCTTAACATACACCCTCCAAATTTCCCTAAAAAAAGAAGCCTCACGATAGGAGGCTTTTTTGGTTTTGGCAATATTTATTTTTTGAAGTATTTGTAAAATCGAATACCGTTTTCAACATCGTCGCGAGTTTCCGCATGATACGTCCATGCGCCTTTGTACGACTGCCATTCCTTCGACACGATTACGTCTGAGCCATCAGGTCTAACGATGATATGCATCAGATGCCTAAGCGAGCCTGACGATGACCGAAACCTCTTACCGATCAGCATGAATAATCTCCAGCGCCAAGCCCTGTATCTCACTCCACAAAGCGCTAGACGGGCTTTCTTCGTATTGTCTAAGCATGCGTGCTAGCTCATTGCCGTTTCGCTTGTCACGCTTGCAGTGGATCTTATAGCGAAGGTGCGCGCCATTAAGGTTCTCGATCTCCGTTCTAAAGTCGCCAGTCCACTCGTAATCGAGATTATCAGTTAGCGCATTGATAGCATCGCGAAGTTCTTTCTCGTAACGCTCAGGCTCTGCCTTCTTGATTGACGATGGCATATGCCGGATAACCGTCGCCAACTCCATCTGCTCACCACCCTGCACGTTCGCCCATTCGGTTGAGTGGGTCATTTAATCTTCTCCAGCTTCTGCTTAGCGCGGATAATCAGTTCTTCTGCGGCGTGCTTTCCAGTTACCCAATACTCATTGCCCTCTTGGCCTTCATTAATCTCATCCTCATCGACGTACCATTGCAACGATTGCACTAGCTCATCAATTAAGCCAAGGTAAACCGCCGTCGTCTCCTGGCAGCGGGTGAAGGTGTCGAGGCGGGCGTCCCATTCGACGGCTAAATCATAGAACGCATCGCAGCCCTTGTAGTCGCGCGGCAAGTACTCTTCGTTGTCGCAGTCCCAATACACACCCTCAGGCACCGGCCAAATTTCCTCAAGCTGCTCTCTTGTGCTTTTCATATTACGCTCGAAATAAAAGTCGATAATTGAGTCAGGAATTTGACGCTAGTGCTTTGTCAATTGCCTTGCGAGCCTTATCAATCCATGGCTTGAAATGAGAATCGATGTAGGCAATATCGACATCAGAGAGGATTATCTCGCGCTTAAGGTCTTCAAGAGCCTCAAGCAAATCTGGTGCTGCCGCAAGAAGCCTTGCGTTTGCCTCTTGCTCTTCACTACCATTGAATGTAGGTCCGCAAGCGGCAACCTCCTGAAGCATGCCCCCACCGATTCGGCATTCGATATAAACAGTAGACCATCCGTCTCGCTTTGCAAACCATTCGCCTTTCGTATGCTTATGCATGTTCTAGCCCTCAATAAAAATCAACAAACAATTCCCCTTTCTTCCCAAGCTCGCAGTCCTTCTCAAGCTGAGAAATCAGCACGCCGACAATAGGCTTATGCTCATCAAACCCTGTGCCTAGCTTTAGTTCGCCGCCGTGAGTGTCGTAGGCGGCTAGGAGGAGGGGGAGTAGGTCGGTTAGGGTCATTTGGTGCGGATTCCGTTATCTAGTGCGTATTTCTGTTTAGGCCATTCGCCAAGCTTTTCTTGCGCTGGTCCGTTCTGCCATGCCATTTTTCTAAACTGATCCATCATGCATTCAATTGCCGATTCAAGCAAGACGCGTTGACAAATAACATGATTGAATACAGATTTCGAAATCATGTGTCGCGCATAGCACCTGAATACTCCATGACTAGCCACGGCCTCAAGCTCGTAAAAATCACCTTCCAGACTGCATGACCAGATTGGCTCTCTCATATCTCTACCCCTCCACCCTATATCTGTTCTTCGGAGAATAGTTAATTGCGCGAGACTACCAACGCGTCAGCGGCACACTCGTTAATAGTCGTTAACGCGCTGTGTAGTCGGTCACGCTCGGCCATCCAGTAAAGCGACGCAGTTTCCCATTCTCTAGCATTATTTGCGTTTCGTTCGTTCTCGGCCTTGAGCTGGTCGCGCTCATCCATAACCTCTTCGCACATCTTGTCGATTATCTCTCCGCCAAGCAGGAGGTCTGCGTTTATCTTTCGCAGGCGCTCATTCTCAGCCATCAATCGACTAACATCATCGTGATACTCGCCACTCAATTCAATGCTCATCTTCCCGCCCTCCGTAAATGTCTGCTGATTATGGCTTAGGTGTTGGCAGAGTCAAGCTATTCTTCGATGTCTTCGTAGATTTTCACCAAGACCTTCCCGCCTGGAAATTTGTCGCGCACACGGACGCGCAATTGAAATTTCACGTCGTCGATCTCCAGAGCCTCAGCAATCCCATCTCGTCCTGACTTGAAGCTGGCAATCATGTTGTCATCGTCCCTGTGGCGATTGTCCGGCGGAAAGAACTCAAGGTCTAGCACGAGGTCGCCCATAGGCACATCGTGGCTAGATTCGCCTGCTATGGCCTTGCAGGTGCCACGGTACATCTTGATGTATCCCATCTTTGCGGCCCAATGGAGCTTTTTGTTCGGATTTAGCTCCTTTGGCGGGTATGGCACGGTGATCTCAATCATTTGAACGGTTCCGGCTTGATTAGGTAGTATTTGTTCCAGAATACGTCTTCAGCCTCACCGGCTTCGTAGACGATGAATTCGGTCTGGCCTTCTTCTGGCAGTGGGAGATCGCTAACAACCTCCGCAAACGCCTCTTCGATCAGCTCGAAATCACCAGATTCAAGCCATGAATCGAACATATTGGTGATGGTTACGCCATATTCGCCTTCTTCGATGTCGCATCCGCACTCGGTCGTGATCATGGCCTTGAAGACTTTCTTGTAACCGGCGATACCTGGCAGCGTTTTGCGATCAGGACAATCAGCGTTTCGGTTATCAAGTATCTGCTTCGTCCATTCAAGCTCTGCCTTAACGTATTCCAATTCGCTTTCGATATTCACTTCTTCACCTTCAGCAATAAGTTCAGTTGGCGACGAGTTTCGGCTTCGATATCGGGCTTGTCTTTGAGCTGTATCTCAGCCCATAGGCGCTTCTTACCGTTCTTCAACCCCAAATAGATCTGGCTGGCATGGTCCCGCGCTAGCTTCCATCTCTGGAGACATTCCTCTTTGTGGCTCTCGATGATCTGGCGTTCGGCAGTCGAAAGGGTTGCCAAGTTGAGCGATCCAGCAGGTATAGCAGATGTGGTCATTGGCCTGCTCCATTAGAAATTAGGCTCCATTGTTTTCTTCTTGAAGTCTTTTGGGTTCTTCGGCTTGGCTGCTCGTTCTTCTTCGCGGTCGTCATAGTCAGATTGCACAACGTTGACGAATCGCGCCTTGTCGCCCTGGAATTGCAGCAAGCAGAAGCCTGGCTTCGCATGTCGAACTTTGACGGCCTCAACCTCAGTGATGCCGTTCTTCCCGCGCTCCGATTGCATATCACGGTGCGCCATGATGATTACGTCCGCATCCTGCTCAATCTCGCCAGAGTCGCGCAGGTCGCTCATCTTAGGTTTTGGATCAGTACGGCCTTCAATGCCACGGTTAAGCTGAGCCAGCGCGACCACAGGAACGTTCAGCTCCTTTGCTAGCGCCTTGAGGCCGCGACTGATGGCTCCGAGCTCTTGGTTGCGGTTCTGAATACTCTTTGATGGGTCGCCAACGATCAGGCCGATATAGTCAATCACGATCAGGTCAAGCTTGCCGGCTCGATGTTGAAAGCGCGCCATGTTGCACAGGCGGCTAAACATCAAGGCTGGCTTTTCGCAGATATGCAGGTTGGCGTTCTTCATCTTGAAGGCCGCCGCCATGATCTTGGTTGACTCTTCTCCGCAATCCATAGAGTCGCCACTTTCGATGCGATCAAGTCTCACGCCAGATACAGATGCAAGCGAACGCTGGCTGAGATCTGCGCCTGACATTTCCAGAGAGAACACCAGGCTTTTCATGCCGTGAAACAGAGATGCACGCTCAGCAAGACCCATGCCTAGAACCGTTTTACCAGTGCCAGGTCGGCCAGCAATGATGATCAGATGTTGACGGCGAATCCCGCGAATGATTCGATCAAGATCCTCAAGCCCGAAATCAAGCCCCATATCTTCTGTGCCGCTACGGCGGCGCTCAATGCGGTCAAGCACTTGCTCAAGACCGTCAGCAATCGACATGAAGTCGGGAGTATCCTCGCCAACATTAAGACCCATGATCAAGGCCTGGGCTTGAGCGACCTGATCAGCAATCTTGCCTTGTGACTGCGCAATTTCTGAGATCTGCATTGCCAGAGCTTGAAGCTTGCGAGCCGTTGATCGCTCCAACACGATGCGCGCATAAGGCATAGCGTTTGCCGCGCTAGGCACGTTGCGCATGATGTCGGCAGCATAGATGATCGTCATTTCCCCGCTAGGCAGGTCTTGGCGAATATCCATCAGCGTTACGGGGTCTGGACTAATGCGCTTTGAGTGGCATGCCAGGATCATTGAGTAAAGAGTGCTGTTGTCTTCGTAGGCGAAATCCTGCGGCCCGAGAAAGGCCCCGATCTCTTCGCAAAGTTCAGGCTTGAGCATGAGCGCACCGATAACGCCATGCTCTGCCTCTTGCGAATAAAGTTCACGCTCAACCATTGTTCTTCTCCAGTGCCGCGATTATGTTTTTTTCCTTGAGAACGAACGTGAAGTCAGCTCTCCAGCCCCTATCGTTCACGCCGCACCAATGCGTGTCATTTGGGCAGATTGAGAAGTAGGCTCTCCAGTAATCAATCCCATATTCCTTGAACGGCTTTTCTCCTGCGATCTTAAGTTCAATCGCTTTGTCGATCAACCGTTTTCTTTCAGCGTTCATGGTGTCGCAGCCAATGAGCTTTCCCTTGCCTGAGCAGAGCTCGTTGTATGCGCTCATGATCTCTTCGTAGTCAACCGCAGGCTTTGCTCTTGTCTTTGGTTTTTCAGGTGGAATTGGTTCTCCAGAGAACAGATCGTCCGAACCGGTTGCCGAGTCATCGGCGACAAGAGCTTTTGATTCTAATATTCTCTTCTCTTCTTTAGGTAACGCACAATGCGTTAGCGTAGCGTTAACCTTATGCAAAGCCACGCGTTTAGCGGTCAGCGCACGATTCTTGGCGGTCTTTCCGTTGTGCCTGTCGAAGTTTGGAAGGGCTACAAAATGCAGATCACCCTCCGAATATTCGATCATCCAGCCTGCTTTTATCATGCAATCACAGAAGCCATTAACGCCACACAAACGATCAACTAACCGTTTGCTAACGCTCGGAGCGTTACCATTCTCTGTTTGCTGATCAAACCACCCCCAAACGCGGAGCAATTTACCGATTGCAGCATCCTCATCAATGCCAGCCAGGTCGGCCACCTGATAAACCTCTGTCTTCTCGAATGTCGAGAGCTCAAACTTGATCCAATCACCGGCCATCCTTATCTCCTAGCATTGCGCGCAAGTCGGTTAGCGTTTGAGCGGCCTTAAGCCTATCTAGCTGGCTAGGGCATTTCCATTTCTTCGGCGTTTGACCATGATCAAATCTCGCTTGTCTTGCTTCCAATTTCTCTTTGACATTTCCAAGCGCAGACCCAATTGCTTCCGTTCCAAGGCTTGGCATAGGTCGGCATTTATCACCTTTAAGGTTGATAAAACTGATCTGGAAGTCGGTCCATTGCTCGTGCCAGCCTTTTTCTAAGATCCGGCCAGCTATGCCAGGCGTTACGCCATCAGAAAGAGAAAGGGAAACCCACTTATGGTCATAAGGATCTCCGAACAGACCCCACGCTGCCGAACCAGTGAGCTCGGTTAGCCGCATTAGCTGAGCTCGGACGCTATCCTTATCACCAGATTTAGGCTTGATCTCGATGAAGGTGTCGAAGTCTGAAAGGTAGAAATCAGGCAGATACCAACCTAGATCTCCAAGATCATAACCATCTGGCTCGTAATCCCATGCCACCTTTACCAGATCGAAATATAGCGCCCATCGCGCCTCAAGCTTGCTTCTGAATTTGTAGCCTTGATAGACAGTCTCGATTGGGGCGACTGTCATTTGCGCGCTTCCAGGTAGTCCGAGATTTTTTGAGCGGTCAGGATTCCAGGGTTTGCTGTTGCGCCAGTTGCGATTGCCCATATTTTCTGCCTGCTGATGCCGGTTGCGCGGGAGACTGCTGCGTAATTGAGATCCTGTAGCTGTCTGACAATGTCAGGAAGTGTCAGCATTTGACAACCCTCGTTTGGTTTAGGTGACACAGGATACCATAAAATGAGAAATAGTTTTCCGAAAAACACTTAAATTTTCTACGGCATAAGCAGTGCGCCTCTTATAACGAATCAGCCTTTGACTGTAACCAAGTGTGTACTAGTCTTTAGAACAAGGGACACAACTCAACGGAAAGAAACCAATGACTTAGACATAACGAGGCTACTCAGATGACTACTCCAAAAAGCAAGCAAGCACTGGTCCTTCAGCAGATCGCCGAGCAGGGCGACAAACTGGACAACGTGGCAGGCGCTTTCATGAAGCTAGTCAAGGAAGAACAGATAGACACACTGGAGAAATTTAACCCGTGGTTGGCGGTTGGTTATGAAGAGAATGGCTGGTCGAATGTGATAGGTCGTCCGGTTCCAGGTTCGACGCTGGTTCCAGCGCCTAGATCCGTTAAGCAGTATGCGTCGATGTTTCGGGCTGCCTATAAATACGAAATGAAGATAGAAGGCTTCGAAACCGTGCGCCAGTTGGTTGACGCTGTGGCAGAGAAACGCAAAGAACTTACTAAGCCTCCAACCCAGCCGGCCGATCCAGAACTGAAGGGCGTTCTCATTCGCTCAACTGGCCACATGAACGGCGCTCTATGGCATGACGCGATTGTCGTCATCGAGAACCTGAACGAGCAGGACAAGGACGATTTCGAGCAGCGCCTACGAAAGCTCGTAATGCGCTTCCAGTCCAAGGTTCCGAAAGAGATCCGGAAGCCGAAAGCTGCTTAACATTTCTCCGCAGAACACAAAGCCCAGCTAGAAATAGTTGGGCTTTTTTGTTGACGGATGGAAAGTGCAGAGGTAATGTGAGCGAACATGAAAACGGAGGGGTTACAGATGGGAAAGCTTGACGAAGAAATTGAACGCATCAGGATTGAAAAGGTTCGGCTTGCTTACGATCTGGCCGAGCTTACCTTGCAAATCTTAAGCGTTCCACAAGCAAATGCGCTTGAACACTACAGGGCCATGATGACCATTGCACGGAAGATTAAGGGATGACCTACAAATCCGCACTATGGTCAGCCATCATCGGCGAGGCTGATAAGTTTGGGCATCGCATAACCAAAGCGAAAAGGAAGAAATATATGCAATTGGTTGAATGCTGGAGGAAGGCGCAATGAGTATTGGATTAGATGGCGCAGCGTTTCCTGTTGTGCATCCTGACGGAAAGGGCGTTCAGTATTACGGCCTGAGCATCCGCGATTACTTCGCAGCAAAGGCTATGGAGTCCATGATTGCAAGATACGGGTATGCGCGAGGACAAGCAGACCAGCTTGCGCAAAACGCTTACGACTGCGCCGACGCAATGCTAAAGGAACGAACTAAATGAGATGCGAAAACACTGAAGACTGGATCGTCCAGCAAGAAGCAGCACCAACCAACCCAGAGCGCCAAAAATTCGCAGTAGGACGCCATGAAGGAATTTCGAACCTCGATTACCACTCCAGCGAAGGCTACAGCAACAGCTTCCTTACTGCCGTTCTGCGATCTCCAGCGCACGCCATTAGCAGAGGCAAATGGAAGTCAACCCGCAACATGGAAATCGGTTCTGCGTTCCACTGCAACACGCTAGAGCCTGAACTGTTCAAGCGCGACTATCGGATTGTTGAGTGTGATGCGCGAACATCTAGCTTGTACAAGCAGGCTTGCAAGGATCATCCGTCGGCGCAGGTGCTGACGATTGGTGAGCATGAGACTGTGCAGGGTATGCGGGATGGCGTCTATCGCAATCCGAAGCTGCGCGAACTGGTTGAATTGCCAGGTATGGCAGAGGTTGCGTATTTCGCCGTAGATCCGGAGACGGGCTTGTCAATCAAATGCAAGTTCGACTGGCTGACCGATTGCGGAATAAGCCTGGATATCAAGAAGACCCAAGACGCCCGAGACTTCGCGTTCTCTAGGTCGATCCATTCCTACATGTACCACATGCAGGATGCGTTCTACCGGTTCGTTTACAAGCAGGCGACAGGCGAGGATCTGCGCGAATTTTACTTCGGGGCAGTCGAGGAACAGAAGCCACATGCCTCTAACCGCTGGCGCCTTGGCCCTGAATCCCGAAAGAAAGGCGACAACCTTTTTCGAGAGGCGCTAATTACTTTAGCGGTATGTATTGATCGCGGAGAGTTCCCCGCGTATCCTGACGACGGAGACGACGAAATCGAGATACCGGCTTATGCTTTCGAGCAAGAAGACGAAATGGAAGGCGAAGTTAATTTTGGAGATGCACAATGAGCGGTGAAAGTTTCGCAAACACAATTATCCCTAAGACCGATCAAGCGAATGCGGACGATCTGATCTCGGGGCCGCGCACGGTCAAGGTCGTAAGCGTCACGAGGGGCAATAAGGAAAACCCTGTATTCATTTATACCGACGGCTTTGAGGGGCGCCCGTACAAGCCGTGCCTTTCCATGCGCCGCGCAATCATCTCGGCCTGGGGCGAATATCCGGATCCATGGGTTGGCCGCTCAATCACGCTGTACCGCGATCCAGAGGTTGTTTACGGTGGCGTTAAGGTTGGTGGTATTCGGATTAGCCATTTCTCGGATATCGAGGAAGACTTCGAGCTGATGCTTACCGTTACTCGCGGCAAGCGTAAGGCGCATCGGTTCTCGAAGCTTGAGATTGCCTACTACGACGCGCAGAAGTTCGCCGACAACCTGGCTGCATGGCTCGCGCTCATCGCAGAAGGCAAAGCAACACCAGAAAAAATCATTGCACGCGTCGAGCAATCTGGTAAATTGACCGACGAGCAAAAGGCACAGATCGTTAATCCACAAGAGGCAGCACAATAATGGCACGCGGAGTCAACAAAGTAATTCTGGTCGGCACACTCGGCCAAGATCCAGAAGTCAAATATCTCACCAATGGCAACGCGGTGTGCAACCTGAGTCTCGCCACTAGTGAGCAATGGAAGGACAAGCAGACCGGCGAAAAGAAAGAAAAAACCGAGTGGCATCGCATCGTAATGTTCGGCAAGGTTGCCGAGATCGCTGGCGAGTATTGCCGCAAGGGTTCTCAGGTTTACATCGAGGGCAAGCTTGAAACTCGCGAGTGGGAGAAGGATGGCGTCAAGCGCTACACAACCGAGATCAAGGTTGATATGCAAGGGACTATGCAGTTGTTGGGTGGAAAGCCGGCTGATGGTGGTTCGCAGCCTAAGCCAAGCAGCCAGCCTAGCGCTCGAAAAAACGAGCCACAGAAACCAGATGATGGCTTTGACGATTCGTCAATACCATTCTGACCTAACAAAGCCCCGCTAACCACGGGGCAATCCAAATGCCTGGAGGGGCAATAGATGTCTTGGGAATTTGAACTCTACAAGGAAATCGGAAGGCCAACGGTCGAGGTTGTACGCGAGCTTCTGGCAGACAATAGCGTTTCAGCGGCGGCAAGAATCATCGGCATTCATCACCGGACGCTGAAGAATTACGCGGTCACTCGCGGGATTCCGTTCACCTTTAAGCTAATGCCGAAAGAGAATCCGCCACGTAAACCGAAGCGTCCTGATTTGCGCTCAAGATTTATTGAGCTGGACGGTAAGAGTCAGTCAATAACGCAGTGGGCAAAAGAACTTGGCGTGACCCGCTGCAAGATCTCTAAGCGCTTGGATCGCGGCATGTCTGTACGCGAGGCATTGCAGCCAGGTTCTGAGCGTTACAAGTTCCCAGCAAATAACGTCAAGGGGAAAGCTCGTGGCTAGGTCGATACCGCAGGAAGTCGAAGAAGAATACGGTGAGCCGTTTTGGGATGTCGTCGCTGCATACGCCGCTGACGGACACTCAATGAACATGACTGCCAAGATTCTTGGCTATGCAAATGCTGGCGGACTCTGGTATCTGATCCACAAGCATGGGAAGGACATCAAGTTTCCAGAGCGTGGATATTGCAATGCTGTGCAGAATCCTGAGCCAATGACTGAATCAACGCGGGCGCTTATTTCTAAGGGGCGGATTGAGGCTGATCTAAGCGCTGGCGGTAAATACGAGCGCGAAACTGGTGAGCCGGCGATTGAGGCTATCCGCCGACTTGCTCCGATGCATACAATAACCGAAGTCGCCAGAATCCTTGGCTGGAACAATGTAACGCCTATGCGAGCCTGGATGAAGCTGCGAGGCTATCAGGTTGAGTTCAAGGTGGTTAAGTCGATTCCGCCGCGCCGCAATGGCTGGGGATCTATTGACCTACGTTCTGCAAGCCACGGATGATCTCTTGCAACCCATGGATCTGCGCATCTTTTTTCGTGATCAGTTCTCGATGGGCGAAATAAGCTCGTCGAGCGTCTTGGTCGAGGATGGCAGATCCTGCATTAGCCACGCCGGAACCACTGGCACTTGGCACACAGGTTGCGCGGATTGACAGGCGCTTATTAGAAGCAATGAGGTCAGCAGTAACAGCTTGTGCATCCGATAATTCCTTGCTGGCCTTTGCGTCAGCTTGAGTTACTACGATTGACTGCGCCAATACGGTCGCAGCCTTCTCCTGAGCGTGTCCAAGCTCAATCCTCGACACACTAGCATCATGCCAAAGCAAAACCACGAACGCGCCGCAGATCAAGCCAGAGAGGAAGCGCCAGGGTATTGAGGCGAGCATTAGTGTTCTCCGGAGAACATTTTCAGCTCAGCCTTGCGACGACGAGTTAGCCCAGCCATAACCTTCCCGTCGTTCTTGTCCCAGCGCAGCAACTGAAGGCCTGCATTCGCATAAAATCCTTCGTTCAGCATCTTCAGCAGCGTCGAGCTTTTCAGATTGCCGATCCCGAGGTTGTAGGTGAACGACACGAGCGCGTCGAACTGGTCCTGATTGAGCGGCACTTTAACTGCGCTGGATACGCTAGCTTCAACCTCTGCCAGCTTCTTAGCGAATCGTGCATCAGCCTGTTCCTTCGTCCACACCGTGCCTTCCTTGATATCCAGCCCCGTCGAACCCCAGCCAATCGTCCACGGCTTCCCATTCTTGCTGCCTGGATCTGGATAGGCCTTGAGTTTCAACGACTCAAAGCTGTGAATCAGATCGATACCTGCTTGTGAGGTTTTCATGACATCACCAATTGAAAATATATCCTCAGTTTATCAAGAAAGTGTTTGCCTTTTCTGGAGGAACTGGAATAGACTTATCCCAATCCAAAAGGAGCCACAGAATGCACACAAAATTCGAAGCAGCACTGGTCAAGGAAGTACACCGCAGCATTTCGTTTGCTGATGATAAATTCCAGCGCTCACGTACCACTGAATACAAACGAATCTTCGGCATGCTCACAGGCGCATTGCTGATGGGCCTTCGATACGACCTTTACACCTCACTCTACCGCCACGTTTGGGAGTGCAAATTCGACTCTGACGGCGTAGACATGGAAGATCCTGAGCAGGCTGAATTGGATATGGAGGATTGAGGGATGCAGTGGACAAAGGAAGAGATTACTGAGTTTGATCGACTTGTTGATGACGTTAGCAGTAGCAATCAGCTATCTCGAATTTCTGGACGTTTCGCGATGAAGGACTTCATTAAAACGCACGGCAAAGAAAAATGCTATGCCATGTTTGCTCATCTTGAATCTGGCGGAAAGAAGGAAGCTAAACAATGAACATCCGCTCCCTAACAGTCGCAACAATCATCGTCCTGCTTTCAATCGGATTTATCGTATCGAATCGCATGAGTTATCAAGATGGGTTGGACGATCAGGCGTTTCGCTGCTTGATGATCGCGGAGAAGTCGTGGCCGAATGTTGATAACTATTTTGAGAAGGTGTGTAAGTCGTGAGATCTAAATACGGCCAAGTCTGCGAAAAACATCCAGAGTTAGCAGGCCGCCGATACATTCCGAATAACAATTGCCTGAAGTGCCATAGCGAGTCGATGAAGATTCACAATGATCGTCGGCGCGGTTACTTGCTTGAGTTGATCGCAGCGGCGCAAGAGTCTCGCCAATGTTCACCTCGACTAGACGCAGCATTGCAGGCGATGGGGAAATAGTTATGCAGCACAAAGTACTATCGAATCCGTTTTACTTAGAAGGCAAAGTAGCATTTCTGGAGAATAAACATGAGTGCCCATATCAGCCGGGACCAGAGAAGGGAATGTGGCTTGCAGGACAGACAGAAATGCGAGAAGAGCTTAGAGTTCTCGCAGAAAGTTTGCGAATGCAGTCACGAAATACTAGGTAGCGGCGCAATCTTCTTTCAAAGTCTCGGATTTCTTTACTGCAATGAATGCACCGGAACCCAGCCGATAAGGAAGCCAATCAAATGAGCCAACGAATCAAACTAAAGTTCTTTCCTGAGCAGGATCTAGTGTCTAACCTTGTGAACGACCTAGCCTCACTTGGATTCAATATCAAGATGGAACCGTGCGCCGAAACAGACCATTATGTTATGGTCGCCGAAATGGTCTATGAAGGTGAAGATCCAGAGTTATTTCCGAATGGGCCGACAATCCACTAGCTGGAGAATTAAATGCAAATCAAAGCAACTGGAGCCGATCCACTTTTTATTGTAGTGGCCGTTTGGGCTGGCTGTACTCAGGATCCATTATGGTTCTTAGTGTTGCCATTAATTGTGGCGAGCTGGGTGCTTGAACCTAGATGGGACAAGGAAAACGGATGGAGATTCCTGCATTAGAAAAAGAAACCCCGCTTACTAGGCGGGGTTTTTCATTGCTAGTTAGGTACAATCAAATGACGGAACCCTGCTCCACCAGAGTCTGCTGCGCCTACAGTGACCCGCTGTAGCTGTACTGTTGAGCCGTTTGAATAGAGCAGCGTCATAGAGGTCTGAACGCCAGTTGGGGCCGTTGTGTGGATCTCTCCGAACGCTGATCCATTTTCGTCTGTGAATCTCCATCCCGTGGTGTCCATGGTGACGCCGAAAGGTCGCCATTCACCAGGCGTTCCGGCAGTTACGCAGACCCATCCGGCGAACCCCTTGGTCAGATGGTCTTTGTTGAAGCAAATAGCACCAACAGGCCATGCTCGATTGCCATGTACCAAGTTGTTCACAGCAGGGCTTTGTATCGCGTATGCGACATCCTGCGTTATTAGCTTGTATGGGCTGCTGGATACTGCAACCAAGCTGTAGTCAGCCAGCGTAACTTGCGTATCTGACTGGGTGAAGTTCAGGCGAGTCCCGCCGAAGTTTCCGACGCTAGACCCGCCGATGGTAGCGCCCCATCGAACGCTCCAGAATGATGGCTCGGCAGCGTTTGCGGGTGTAGGGTAATGCAGGTTGCCTGAGTGTGTAACGCCACGGTTAGGCGTAGACAGGAAGCTGTCAGCGACGATATCGGGGCCACCATTCTGCTCGAAATAGTTGTTAGTTACATGGAATCCTTGAACATGAGAATAAACAATCGGAGTGCCTGACAGGCCTTCGATCAAGCAGCCAGATACGCCGCATCCGACAACTGCGCGGGCATTGACACTAGCAATAAGCAGAAGGAAAGCTTGACCATGCTCAATCATGTTGCCAGGATTGAATCTCGTGTCAAATGCGCCGCCATTAGATTGCAGGAAAGTACCAGACCATAGACGGATATTGTTGTTGTCGAAATGAATGCTCTGGTAATAGCTATTCGTAAACGCAAGCTTGATTCGAGTGATCGAGCATCCAGTAACCCACGTTCTCAAAAATTTGTTGCCGTCAAGAACGTATGCCGACAGAGCTGGGTTCGTACATTCCAGATTAAGATCGCGGAAAACTACTGTCTGGGTCACTGGCATTTCGTCGCCAAGATCGATAACAGGAGTAATGGTCGAACTGAACATCGGGATTGCCGAATCTACGAAAAAACCGCCACCGTTCACTCCGAAAATAGTGAAGTTATCCCGAAAATCTACGCCGTCAATAGCCCTGTCGATATTTATCTTCGAAGCTAGTCGGCACATGACCGGAACAGAGAGCGACTTCGCTGGCACAAACGTATGGCAGTAGTTAACTGCGGCTTGTACGGCTGGCGACCAGTCCCAAGTCAATGGGTCAGATGGATTCGGCTTTGTCACGACATAATTCGTGAACTCCAAAACGCTAACGGCTGTTGCGGCTAGAGCGCTAGAAACCGAGTCATCTTCGATTGGAGACGCTGATCGATCCCAGCCAACAAGGTTTGCCCCGCTATCAGCAGCCAAAGAGGCTCGTAGGGCTGCATCACCAACATCAACCAGCAACAACTGATCCGTCGCCCATGTGCCAGTCAGGCTCACGGGAAATGTAGCAGGAGCCTTAACCTTGTACACAGACGGCGCACGGTCAATCAACTGCGTAGGCCGAAGCACGGTCAGCGGCGTACCATCGACATACTGAAGATGTGCCGCCTCGAAACCCATCGCCTCAAGGAAATCATTAACCTGCTTCTCCATTCCTGCCCACGTCTCACGACGCTTGCCAAATCGGTCGTAAAACGAAGGAGACGCCGAGTTCATGCCTTCGTCAAAATCCGAAGCGTTATCCGAAAGGTCTTTAGCCGACGTAGAGCCTAGTGGATTTAACGTTTTGTATGTGTTAGTCATTTTGGCTCTCTAGTTTTAAAGCTTTGTCGGTATTTTAACGCATTCAGGCTGTGGCGAACGCATCGTACTTAACGCTTACTGTCAGCGCAGAATTCAGTGCAGCCTTGTAATTGCCTGCTACAGCTGTTGTTCCGTTCCAGAGGCGTACATAGTATTCACCAGATGTTCCACTAGCCAATACAAAATAAGCGATACCACTAATGGTTACGTATTTTGGCAGTCCGGCAATGTCAGGGCTTGTATTGATCCTTGTCTCGCCATCAGACCCAATGTTATAGAGAGAAAATTCACCGCCCCAAGCGCCAGGCGAAGTAAGAACCGTTGTAGATTGTTCAAAATTATTTGGCACGGAGACGTTGTTGTTTATTGTCCTAATATTACCTCTGAACACGTTTGATTCTGATGTGGTAAACAATGGATGGTCAGTTGGTGGCGTGAGTTGTGGAAGCCCAAGAGTTAGCCCGTCCTCATACATTCTCTGATCAAGGATTGTGCTTTGAACCAATTGGTTTGCAGAACCATTGTGATTCACAAAATATCTACGGATGCGACGATGTGTATTGTCGTCACCTACCAAGATGTGTGTGGTGCCAGAGCCGCAAGTTATCGCATCCTGTAGCCTGTCGAAGAAATTGCCATTGATGTGGCATCGCCCGCTTGAGTTTGCGATGCTTATTCCATAGGATGTCGTGAGGGCTGCGTTGCCTGTGAACGTATTATTTTTAATATTTCCTTGCAGGGCACCAGAATTGATGCGGTTAACTTTTATGCCGTTACAATTGTTAAAAGTGTTATTGAATATCTGCCAGTTAGAGAACGACTCAATAAAAATCCCTGTTGGCCCGGTATCCAAGATGGCGCCAGTTATAATACATTTTCCAACAAAGCCCTCAGATGATCCGCCAGCAGTATCGTTTCCGTACACGTCAATGCAATTGTCTGTCGTATTTGTGACGTGGCAACCGGTAAGGATGAACTCTTTAACGCGAGTCCCTTGGATGCCAATGTTCCCACAGTTGGCAACCCGAGCACCCTGTACTTCCATGACCGTGTCAGTCATGCCGAGCTGCGACGGATTAGGCCTGCACATGATGCCATGCCGAGTTACATCATGGCTGTAGCATTCCGCCGGAAAAACAGGGTTCAGGACACCAACCAAAAGAATACCGCTTACAGTTCCTAGTGTGTTGGCAGAATTACCATTTACCTCAATAGCAATTTCAACGCGACCAGAGATAGTGGTTACATGTGGGTTACCAAAAATTGCACAATCAGAATGACCTTCACCAGATTTCAGCTTGATTGATCCCGGACCAAAGATCTTGATTGGTGATTTGATAGAAAGGGCAACGCCGCCAGAGCTGTATGCGTTTGCAACGCCGGGAGCTGTCGGATCAAGAGAAACCGTGAAGTCGCTAGGGATATAAAGATACCGAATATCGTTAGCTGCACAGTAATCTAACGCCCACTGAATAGCTGGCCTCCAGTCCCAAGTTCTATAATCTGTTGCTGGGTTATAACCTATCGCCAGGTCTGCTCTTTCCCAAGGAGATACCGGAAGAACGTCAAGTGCTTGATGCGCACGAGTAATCGTCTTTGACAATAGCGATCTTGTCCAGCCAACAAGCCCGGCGCCTTTTGTTGGATCTGTCGAGTTTGCTAAGTCGCTACGAAGTAAAATCTGATCGGCGTCAGCCTCAATGCCAGCAAAAGTGCGGCGCGTTACCCCAAGTCGATCTACGAATGTAGGAGACGTACTGCTTGCTATCTCATCAATATGCTTGGCGTTATCATCCAAATCCCTTGGATCAATAGAAGGAACCGGATTACCTGTATTGTAAAAACTCATGGCAGCGGCCACTCCTCGTTAATAGCTTGATCGGTTTGCAGGATGTAAACCTGCCAAGGGTTTAGAGGCCACTTATTATTCATGGCGATGTCGAAAATTGATTGATGCGCGACGAAGTCTGGAATCAGACCCCAATCGACAGGAAGAATTGGACGCTCACGAAGTTCTAGCTCAGCAGAGAACGACCACAGCAGCGGGCCTAGACGATTTGGCCCTGAGTAGATATCCGTGAATCGCGCCGTGTAATCCTGATAGCCAAGCGGAGTTTCTAGCGGGCATTCGAACCACTGCGATCCATCAACAAGCTGGTCGCGCCACCAAGCCTCAAAAGCCTGCGCTTGTTCAGAATTGAAGATCCAGCTAATCTGCGCCATCGTCGGAACGCTGGTGAAATTCCGGCGTTGACGAGCGCGCCCGCTAGCGAGTTCGGATCGCTTTAGCGGGCTTACTGTTTGATATGTCCTGCCGTTATGAAGTCCACGCGGCAATTCTGCTGGATATAGGATCATGGCGGGGAGTTGTTATCATCCAAATAGACTGCCTCATTATACGCCATTGCCTCTACGCTGGCCGAGTCAGTACCGTTTGGCGAAATATTGGTAATCAGAACTTTATAGCCGATGCCAAATAGCAAATGTGGCGGCTCTCGATCCAGCGAAGTATCAGGCGGGAAGTCCAATCCAGAGATCGAAAGATGGAAGTCATCAATCTTGGTCGCAACATACGGTCCAGCACTTGAGCCATCTTGACGACGAACGTACAGATAGTGCGGCGGCGGATCAGACCAATCAAAGGCTTCGGACGACTCGACCACGCCATTGTCATAAGAAACCATCTGCGCCGATTGTGCATAGCCTGGAACATCGTCGGCAACCTGCACATAACTCAGATAGCGCGAATTCAAAGCATCAAGCTCTGTAGACCACTTGTACTCCCAGCGACGGTATTTCAGCGCACGACGTTGACGCATGCCGATCTGCCATGCCTTGGTGCGATTTGTGCAGCCTTCAGCCTTGACCTTCTGCACTCTCGTACCGAGGTCTCCGGGCAGACGACACTCAACAGTCTCAATCTGCCACGACACGCCATCAGTGTATTCAACATCAACGCCGTCATAATCATCAGGACGAACGGCAGTAAAGTCGCGCTCTAGTGGCTCGGTCATATTCTGAGACGTATACATCGACTCAAACGCAATACGAGGCTCGTCACGAGCTGGACGCAGCAATCCACGGTCAACGGTAAGCTCACTAAATCCACAGCCTAACGCGTCGTTTATGACGCCCTTAGCGGTTCCGTTCGTGTTGGTCGCTTGGTCGTAATGGTCGCCGCGTGCCTGCCAAACCGCGTCAAGCCGGTCAAGCTCGGCGTAATCAATCTCTGTATCCGTATAGCCGACAGATTTTGCGACATAGGCAAAGAACGGCGCAATATCGCGAGTTGGCTGAGCAGGCTGCCATACTCCATCAAGGCGAACAGGTAGTTTGCGTGTGGCTTCGACAGAAACCATAGACTCAGACTGCGCGGAAAGTCGGTCGCCACCACGAGCGTTGACGGACATGATAGTCACCCCGTCGTACGAGATTGGCGAGGCCAGCAACGAGCGACAACCATACCAGACGACAGAATCCTGCCACTCGTCAGACACCGATGCGTCGCGACGAATTCTAGCCTCCGCACGCATCGGATAGGGTAGGTCGATCTTAAATGTATACCCGACAGCGTCAAGAGAGGCATTGCTGACGTTTCGCACTTCTACGTTCCAAGTGCCTGCAATATCCATATCGCGCCACTCGAAAACATGAGTAGCTGGAATTGCATAGCGTTCGCCGTTCTTTTTTCCGATACCGATCAGTCCGCTCGGGAAAAACACATCCCACTCAATCGAGTAGGCTTTTTCGCCAAACGGGCATACGGCAAATGGCCCGCGATATCCGCCAACAAGGTTAGTTTGGTCGAGAGATATTGAGGCAGCAGTTGTTGATAGAAAAGTGAAGCCTGGAAATCCTGTATCTGTCGTTCCTGAAGATGTCAAGCGCTCAACGGTCAGCATCGAAGTACTGAATACAGTGATTCGATAACGAAGGCCTACGGGGCCGATACAGGTTGCGATGGTGCCAAGGGTTAACGATGTGACTGGCGAGCCACCGACGAAGTTAAGCGTCATCTCAGGAGGCGTCGGGCCTACTGCTGGCGTGTAGCTATTGACTACATAAAGGCCGCCATTTACTCCAGAGATCTCGATGTTGTCGCCGACCGATGGAGCCAGCATTTCCAAGTTGAAGCCGCGAATAATGTCACGACCAGCGCCGCCATCAATGAACTCGTACTGATACGGGATGATTGCGCGGACAAGAAGACCGGCAGACCAATCAGATGGAAATGAACCCTGTCCAACCGGAATATTGATATTGAAGGCATTGAACTGGATCGATGCAGCAACGAAGCTTGGCGTCAATGCGTTGGCGATAGTAAGCTCAAGGCCGGACGCTCCGCTAGACGACGAGCCAACTTCTGTTACATCATTCCACCAGAAATGCGCAGGATCCGCTGCAATGTTAACGCCAGGCTCATAGATGTTATATGTGACGTCACCATCAAGAGAGATTGCCGGAGTATCGCCAATCAGAATTTTATCTGCTGGGATGTCGTGGTCGCCGACGCCGACGCACAATAGCATTTCAATTCGCTGCTCGCGAGGCCCGGCGAAGTAACGACGAGGCGGCAGAAGGTAATCAGGATAAACCTTTCGGCGACCGGCAATCTCGCGAATCGGCGTGTTAACAGAAATCTTGTTGCCTTTTGCCGACGCCTCATTAAGCCCTTCGCCGTTTTGCGCGGTAGAGTTTATTTTCGGGATCTTTGGCGTCATTGCCTTGATGGCAATAAAGGCCAGCACAAGCGCGCCGATGAAAAGCTCTGTGCCTTTTGGCTCGATGACGATATCCAGCAAGTCGCGCTCACTGAATACGGTTAATGCCCATTCACTTGGCTCAACAATCTTGCCATTCAGCGCAACACTAATCGGATGAACATCCATATCAGAATAGCTAGGCACGTTCTCTGCCAGCCAGTCGCGCACAGACATACCGCCGACCGAATATTCTTCGCACGGCTCATCGTTAAGCTTTGATCCGAACACTCTAACGGTCACGGTAATAAATCACTCTTAAGTATTGGGATTCAAAGTCGTGAACTCTTAGCAGGCGCGCACCTTTTTTCGGATTTATTTCAAGCGCGTGCAGTCCATTTTCTAGTTCAATTATAACAGCGACATGGATGCATAGCGGGCCGCGGAAGACGGCAGCGATTGCTCCGTCTTCAGGCGCGCATTCTTCCATGCCGGCCGCTTCTTGTTGATAGGCGCGGGTGAATTCTTTTGACTGGGTATTGCGGATTGCGCCGAATGATGGGAGTAGGCGTTTACCGCAGTGCAGATGCCGAACTTCGCGGCACAATCCGTAGCAATCGTACTTGTCTTGGCCGCGTGCCCCGTCTTCGTATGTTGCAGATAGATAGTGAGTTATCCAGTCATTAGACATACTTCAATCCCGGCGCAAACTCAGTCGTATACAGCTTCCGAGGCCACGCATAGTTTAAGGCGTCTACGAATCCAGCCTCAACCTGCACAGTCGTACCGCTTACACTGCCGCCAATCACTGTTGCATAGAACGGATTTTCAGAAGGTTGCGTCAGGTCGGTATTCAGGTATCGCCTGAATGTAAGCAGGATTCTCGCACCGCTCTCAATTGCGGCGTCGATTAGCTTCTGAGCCTGACCAGTAACGTTATCAATGGCGAAGGTAAGAGACTGCCTCCCTTGATTGCTTTTCTTTGGGAGAGCAATAGAAATTGGCGCAGACGTGAATGTCTTGAATACGACACCATCAAGCCCTAATGTCATGCCGCCAACTTCAAAACCTCTAACAAGATAGATAGGTTCATCCCACGCATCACAAGCAAGCTCGATAGTGTCAATAATGACTTCCGAACCTGCCGATGCGTATACTCGCTCGATTAGAGTACTCAAGTTCCTTGTCTCCGAGTGCCGGTAATTTGGCTGGTTGCGCGACTAGTTTTGCCGTCGCCCATCATATCACCGACGATTACGTCAACTACCCAGCGGCGGTCTGCCTCGCTGAATTTGGCGGTGGCGTTTGCCGACTCGCTGCCGTAGTTGTTCACGTTAACGATTGGAGCCGCGCTAGTTCCGCCACCAGAAGTAGCATCTTTATTACTAACAACCTCGCCTCTGCTGTTCGGCATCATGTACTGACGACCGTTTGCAGCATTGAAGATCTCGGGGGCGCCGGTTTCGTTTACGCGATACATTCCACCGGCTTGGACTGGTCCGCCGAGAGCCTTGCCACTAGCACCACCAAGCAGCGCAGGGATCGCAGCAAGACCAGCAACAGCAGCGGCACCAAATGATGCGATGGATGTTGCAATTGCTGCTGGAGTCCATGCGGCAGTTGTTGCCACCGCTTCAGCCTTGCTCACGCCGCTAGTGAACAGCATTGTGGCTACTTGCTTGGCACCGGCCTCTACGATTGCGCCAATGACGCTGGTGAGGATCGTGTTAGCTACCTGGCCCATTGCATCCTTGAGCGACAGCGTGCCAGATAGCAAGCCGCCAAGCGCCTGAGTGCCAGAGCTAACAAGGCCATTGAAGCCGGCAACGAGCGCAGCATTACCAGCAGATTGCGCTGCGAACCGATCAATTTCGATTTGAGACAGTTCGGCGTTGTAGTCTTTTTCAAGCTGGGCTTTGGCAGCAATATAAGACTCATCGCTAAGCAGCTTTTGACCATTGATATAGACTTGGTTTGCAATTTCCAGGTCTGCTTGCTTCTTGGCTAGGTCGGTATCTAGCGCGATAACCGGATCAAACTGTCCAGCAAGTTGCTTGCCTTGTGTCGCATCGAATTGTGCAGCCGCAAGATCGCGTACAAGCTTAATATCTGCCTCAGTAGGAATTGACTTTGCGCGAGATAGCTTAAGCTCTGCTTCTGCCATTGCCAAATCGCGAGCCGACAGGCCTACGTTAGCAAGTGCTGCGCCGTATTCCTCGTATACCTTCTGAGTATCTTCTAGCTCTTTCTTTTCTTCTGCCGCTGCTTTTTTGGCTAGAGCTGAGGCTTCTGTTGCGCCTTTTTTCTTTGTCTCATTCAGAAGCTTTGTAGCCGTCTCAAGCTTGTAAATCTCGACACCAAGAGATGCAGCCTCTGCCTTCTCTTTTTCGGTAGCGGTATCGCCTAGCTTTTGGATTGCTTGCAAGCGAGCCTTAGCTTCACCAGTGAGCTTAGCAAGTGCGAGCTGGTCACGTAATAGGTCAAGCGCCTTCTGACCCTCCTCGGATGTCGTGGCGACAACAGGAGTAATCGTTGGATCTTTGGCAGGGGCTTGCGGCTTATTGGTGATTTTGTCTTGAGCGGTGGCAATTTCCTCAAGTCTCTTTTTTCGAAGCTCAATCGCTTGTGTTACGTCATCAAGCGCCGCTCTTACTGCTGTTTGTTTTTTTGCAAACGCATCAGCAGACAGTACGGCTTTATCGCTGGACAGGCTATTGAAGTTATTTCTCGCAACCGCAAGTTCGCCATTCAGATCGACAATTTGATCTTTTACTTCTTGCGATGCTCGCGACATCTGATTAAACGAAAGCGTCTCAAGCGATCCGTTAAGCGCGTCAACTTCTACGCGGGCCTTTGCGGATTCTTTACTGAATGCGGCTACAGCGGTTGCTGCCAGTAGGAACACGCCAAGAGGACCGCCAAGGAATCCAGTTGCCTTGCTCAGGATGCCGATAGCAATAGAAGACTTTGTGGCAACTCCTGCGCTTGTCGCCATTGCAGTGTTGAGCGCTGTAGTCGCTGCGGCCGCACGAGCCTCGGCCGCTGCTAACGTATCCGCATTGGAAGATCCAAGCTTCATGCCAGAGTTTGCGGCCTGGATGGCGACAACCTTAGCAAGCGCAGCTTTGGCTGCTGCATCCTCTGCACGAGCGAGCGCAAGATTTTCAGTTGCCGCTTGTTTGGCTACTGCGATCTGCTCCAGTGTTACCTTAACGGCTGCTGCTTGTGCTGTTGTGTATCCGATCAGGCCGGTAATGACGCGACCAGTAATAACCGCTGCAAACGATAGCGCAGCATCACCAGCAAGACTAAAGAATGACGAGATAGCTTCTTTGTTGCCAGAGAACGAAGACAGTACCTCGGTTAGCTGCTTAGTCAGATCGCGCAGAGTCGAGTCAGACAAATCGCCAATAGTGATTTGCAGGGTTTCGAATGCGCTCGAAAGGTTCGCAACATCGCCGCGCAGGTTGTCTTGGTTGATTGCGGCCTGCTTGTATGCTTCGGATGTTCCTGTGATAGCAGTAGTAACGTCGTCCATAGTGCCACGGAACTGTAAAAGCACCTTGGCGGTCGTGATGTTTTCGCGGCCAAACAGCTTGACCATCTGCGTGTCGTCAAGGCCAGCTTTCTCGAGGTTGGCGAGCGCAGTAGACAGGCCGACAATGGACGGGCGCAGCTCAGACTTTGCCTGAGTGTTGAGGATGGTCAGGATGTTTCTCAGGCCAGTGCCAGCCTCGGCGCCCTTGATCTGCCCTTGTGCTAGCGCTTGAACTGCGCCGTTGAACTGCTCGAAGTTGACGCCAGCTTGAGCAGCAACAACGCCAGCCTGGCGCATAGCATCTACGGTGTCATTGATCTCGGACGCACCTTCTTTAGCGCCAGCCGCCAGCACGTTGATAACCCGTCCAGCCTGATCGGCACCAAGCTGGAACTGGTTAAGCGCACCTGTGAGTGCAGCAGCAGCCTCTGGAAGCGTGCTTCCTGCTGCTTCTGCTAGGGTCACGGCCTGTTGTGTAACGGCCTTGAGCGAGTCAGCAGATTTAAGTAGATCAGGAGACGCAGAGCCGATCAACTTCATCGCCTCGGCTGCCTGAGTGGCGCTCAAGGACGTAGATCCGCCGATGTCAATGGCGGCCTGACGGAACACTTCCAAATCCTTGCCGACTGCACCAGTGAGCGCAGACAGATTGGAGATGGTCGCGTTAAACTCCATTGTCACCGCAATGGCTTTCTTGAACTCATTGACGACAGCCGCGACAGATAGAACGCCAGCAATCGAGGTTGCTAGCTTATTGAGTCCACCGCCCAGCTGAGCAGCTGCTTTATCGGTGCGGTCGAACGAGCCTTGCAGGCTATCAAGCTGCTTATCGGCAGCCTTTGTGCCAGAAACAAGCTGAGCAGTCTCAATGTTCGTCGTGTATGTGATCGTGCCTAGATTGCTCATTGATACTGTCTCAGTCTGTTGATTTCTTTGAGGCGAGCCATTGCTTCATCATGCTCATCAAGGCTTGGCAGGGTTTCAGGCTTCCCGAATTTCGATTGCATGGCGCCAGCGAACTCAGTCATGGTCATCTTCCATGCGTCTTCGCTGGATAGACCGAGGTGCGCGACGGCAGTAGCGACAAATTCTCTCGCCTTGAATTGCGCCGTATATTCTTCTGTTGGTTTTGCTGGCAGACCTTCAGGCTTAAGCCCGATGATCCCGTCATTCATCAGGGAGCGAGCTAGGTGAACCATGTCGGTTACAGGCATGGCGCCAGGAACGAACGAACCCCACTTACTACCCATATGCCCAAGCAGACTAGTAATGTCGTCGTCACAGCAGGCCATAAGCACGTCATACGCGATCGACATAACCTCGCGTTCCCACGATCGATACGACTCAAGCGGCCAGATTGGGTTGATTGCCGGATTGGAAAATAGGAGGCCGAACTTTTCTACGATCTCGGTCGGAGTGCCTAGGGAATCCATTGCTGAAAACGAAGGTCTAAAGAGATACCCTGCATCGCCAACGTAGACGCCGATTTCCCCTATTGAGGTGATGGGCTTGCGCATTTTTAGCGTCCATAGAAATAATGATCCATTTTAGCATTTTGCACTTGACGGATTATGCGCCAGGGATATACTCAGCGAACACATATGATTCTGGAGAACGAAATGCTTACGCTTGTATTGGTTGTTGGTCTTTGTTCTGATGTTGGCTGCCTATACGATGACGTTACACGTAGATTCGATATCAAAAGCGATGCTGAGTGCGCGCAGATTGCGAATTACGGTAACGACCAGAACCGCATCAATCGAAAAGAGCCGCGCTTTGCATGCCTTGAGCCGCACGTATACCAGTCGCTTAAGTCTCGCGAACTGTAGGCAATAAAAAGCCCCCCGAAGGAGGCTTTGTGTAACTGCGGATTTTAAACCACGGTTACGGTGCAGCTTGCAGACTTGGTTGGATCGCTTACCGAGGTAGCCGTTACGACCGAAGTACCAGCGGCAACGCCGGTCACAATACCGCTTGCGTTCACGGTTGCTTTTGCTGGGGTTGCAGAACTCCAGGTCACGCTTTGCAGTGCGGCGTTCGGGTTGACATGCGACAGCAGGTTGGTAGTAAGGCCGACAGCTACGGTTGCAGTTGCTGGCGAAACAGTAACTGAGGTCACGGCGATAGGGGTCGGAGTAGTGATTACGCTAGCCAATCCACCTGGGCGCGAGGTAGCGCTTGCGGTCATCGAGTAGGTAGCCACGTCGTCATATGGATATTCTTCGCTGAACTCAGTCAGCACGCAGAACGAGGTAGTAGTGTTGATCGGGCCAGTCAGGCGAATCCACACATAAGGCTGAGGGTCGGTCTCGAAGTGGCTAGACAGCAACTGCTGATTCGAAGTGGTGCCGTCATCGCGCTTGGTAACGCCATCAATCGACAGCTCAAACGTTTTGTACGTGACCAGAGTATCGCGGAAGCTGCCTACCGAATCATCAGCGGTCGCATCAACGGTATCAGCCGACATGGTTTTCGATTTGTTACGAGCTGCGCCAAGTGGCAGCCAGGTCAAAGTCAGTGGATCTACATCACCGCAAGCAAGCGCGAACTCGGCGAGTACGCTCTTCCCGACGAATTTGTCACTCGCGCAATTCAACGCAGCCATTTAAGTATACCTTTCAGTTGATTTTCATCGCCCAAAACGAGCAGATGCAGATAGTTTAACACGTCAATTCGAAGTTTATTTCTACCCAAGGCCGATTAGTCTCTGTGTAATACGGACCTTGAACACTTCCGACCGGCCTGATTTGCATCATGCAACTAGTCGAGAAATTAGCTACGGCAGCATCGAATAGCGATTCGGCGTATAACTCGGCAGCCTCTGTATCGCCAAGCTCACGACCATTGGCGCGACCGGTTACGATTACGCGAATACTCGGATATTGGATTTCGCCATTTGGCGAGCGGCCTGGATTCGACCAAACAGCAACGAACTTTTTAGTAGAGTTATTAGTCTCTACCCACATCCCGCGACTAATCGTATAGCCAGCCGTCGAAACGTAAGCCTCTAGCCAGTCCTTGAACAAATTGATTGGTGTATGGCTCATTTTATTTTCATATACCTTGCAACTACAGCGTCAATGTCTGCCCGAGCATCAGGCTCTTCAAATGCCTTGCGCAGAAATCCAGGCTCAGCATCAGGATCCCAAAAGTTACCGCGTGACGGATCGCTCTTGGAGCGCGGGATGTTCTTGCCTAGCGTTGTGCCTTTCTTATCGTGAACCGCTGCTGCGTATGCCGCTGTGTAACCGAGCATGGATGTCACGCCGTTTGAGGTCTTGCTGATATGGCGGAACTGGCTGTTGATTAGGTTGCTGGTGTCGATTGGGGTCATGGTCGCAGCAAAACCAGCAGCCACGATCATGACCTCGGTTAGCGCCTTCTCTGCCATCGGGCCGGATATTTCGCCTATGACGCTCTTGAGCTGCTCGCGAACCTCCTTCAACCCCTTAACCGGCATCAAACAGTCTCCAAATCGTACTCGTCTTCATACCCAAACGCCGACATGCCATGCCTAGCAACTTTGCGGATTTCTGCGGCTGATACTGCATCCCACGTTTGCGCTGTGGTGTCGCCGTATGCGATGCGGTCTAGGTAAGCGGGACGAGTGTCGCCGGTGTAATAGACGTCGCGAGTCACGAACTCAGCGCCTTCCTTGTCGCGTGATTGCCGCGATACGCCTTCGTGGCCGCAAAGGATGGTGTACGGGGTTCCGTATGTTACGCCGCCGCCCCAGTCGCCCTCAGCGACGCGAGGGTACACGGTTGCGGTGTCGATCATGTACCACGCGGACATGAAGGCCATTAGCAGCACTTCCCGCCAGTAGAAACCCACAGGCCAGCGCTTGCACCTGGAATCGCCGGAATAACGGAGGATGTGCAGCCAGACGTGTCCAGCATATGCAGCGAATTCAGCATGCCGCGATACTTGTCTTGCAGGTTGTTGTAGCGGAAGGACTGAGAAGCACCGCTCGGGGCCGTCTGGCTGGAGATATATTTGTCGCCAGCAACAATCCCGTACAGGCTCAGCGTGTACAGGTAGATCAGCAATTGCGTCGATGCAGGATAGCCGGCGCCATCGAGACACGGCTGAATGACCGCAACCGTATCAATCCAAGCCTGAAGGATAAAGTCTGGAGGCAATGGCACGCCGATAGACGTGAGGTACTGCTTAAGCTCGTCGAGAGTCGGCATTTTCGCCACCTGAAAATAGTTTCGACCATTTTAGCATTTTTGCTTGACCGTCCTAAGTCGCAGGTATATCTTGAATCCATCGAAAGCAAACAACCGAACAGGAAGCGCCGAAATGATCACCATCAACCAGAACGTAATCGCAGAGATCAAAGCAGAAGCTGAAGAGTTCGGTTTTGCCGCTACCGCCGAAAGCATTGCTCGCGACTACTTCAATCGCATGAGCTACGAAGATAAGGCGGCTATCTTCGAGATGGTCCAGCCCACCAAAGGAATGAACGCACTGGCTCGCGCCAGCATCGCGAAGGTTGCCGAGTTGATTGCCGCATGAAGCGGCGTATCGGGATGTACAAGGGCAAGGTGATTTGGTTTGATGGGAAGCAGTATCGTTGCTTCCTTACCTGCATAATTCGCGACACGGTAGACGAGGTTTATTCAGCAATCGACGCCGGCCTCTACGAATAGAGGCTATTGGCCGATACCTTGCACGGAGCTTGTAGGAATTGACAATGTAGCCGTGACAACAGGGTGTCGCCCAATAATGAAGCGGAGGTGGTTTGATGGGTGTTTATCTGGATTCTAATTCAGCGTTTGAGGATTGGTGTGAGGCTAACGGATACGATTGCGAAGACGAGCACGATTATGAGGAATTCGTCCACAAGCGAGGATCGCAAGTAAGCTTCTATATCAAAAAGGAGGCTGACGGAACATATGCTCAAGTGACGGCGAATTGCGATTATGATTGGGGAAGAGACAATATTGAGATCCAGAAGGAAGGACTCAAACGAATAGAGAAACAGGTAACGACAACCACCGTCGTCTACGAGTAAAAACAAGCCCTCTAAATGAGGGCTTTTTTACGCCTAAACCAAAGGCAAATCCAAGCCGCCCTCGTACAACTCAATCCGCGCAGTGACTAGCTGACTAGCCGTATCAAGGCTTTCAATAACAAGCAGGTATGACGTATTAGGCTCGTCAAGTACTCGATTGCTTCCGAACTCGCGAGGGGTTGTGCCGCGTGACTGGTTTGTCGATGGGCCGACTGCGTAAATGTCGGCGCCGCATTTGGTGCCGTTGTTTGTTAGCGTGAACCCCGTAAGAATCTGAACTTCTGGCTGCGTGCCAAGGTATCGAGGGTTCATGTTGAATAGCGGATCAGCCGTGCCGCCCGCGTATGTCGGAGCCTTGAATATGCGCCCAACAATACCAAGACCGTCATAGCCGAATATGCGTGACTTCAGGTCTACCGGCTTAGATCCTGTTTTGATGATTGAGTACACGTTGTTTGCTGGAGCATTGGATGCGATGGTAACTAGTCGTGAAGCCTCCCACTGAACGCCGCGCTTCTTGTTAGCCTCATCATAGCTCTGCACTGTCATTGCACGCAGGCCGGTGAACGCGCCAGGAGGAACGCCAGAGCCAGAATCAAACCCTCGCCATACAGCCACTCTAGCCGTTACAGCGCCAGTACCGGCTAGCGATACGCGCAACCGGCCAACAGGACCATCGAATGCCCACTGCCCCTTGGACGACTGATAAACAGTCTTGAAATTCTCGCCAGTAATGGTCGGGCTAACGGTGATTGTCGCCGAAACAGCAGGGAAAATCTCAATCCCGCCAGCGTCATAATACTGAATCGTGGCAAGCCCTGAGTCATAATCCAGACTCATCGGTCCCGATTCGAGACTGCCGCGTGGGATTTCGTAGATCATTGCCATTCGTCTGAACTCGCTTAAATTTAGATGTCATTTTAACATTTCACTTGCAGTAGATTGGATCCTTGTCTACTCTAAAGTTCAAGCGAGGCAAACCACTCAGGGGAAGAAAATGAAATCTGCGATTCTTGTGCTCTGCTCGGTAAACAACAAATGGATGGTTCCTGAAGCTGCGTATCAGATGAAAATTGGTTTCGCTGATAGCTATTTCACACCGGTTAAATTTCTTTAAGGATATCAAAATGCACTTCACCGTAAAGCAACAAGCAGGCCGATTCGACATCGTGAGCGACAAGATGCTGATCGATAGCTTTGACGACGAAGCAGAGGCGCAGGAAGAAGCAAAACGCCTTAACGAAGAATACGAACGAGTCCTGAGCTTTCTCTAGTCAGCCCACCAACCAGCCGAGGATA